TTAATTGAAATTGGTGGATATGCTATAGGTGAGCTTTATATTACAAAAGATGAAAATAATTAAACTGCCAGTTGAATACATCCGTTTTCTGACCGAAGAAAATCATGTAATATACGGACGCTATGAATACTGGATGTTTCTGAAATCGCATAACGGGTACGGCTGGCGCGTGGGTTACATGCGCCGCAATATTAAAACCGGAGACACAGAAGAGGTGAAAGTTGTATGTTGAATTACAAGCGTTATTATTTGCGCCCGAATAGTTATGCGTTGAACAAGGTTCTTAGAACCAATGATGCAAAATATGGGTATTTGCAAGAAATCGTGAAAGACGGCAGGCGGTATATTATTGCATCCCGTCACCGTTTCGGAAGCAACACCGTTGAGGATGTAATTGTGGGGGTGCGAGTATGACACTGAAAGACTACCACAAGTTTACTCTTGGCGCGTCCGACCATTTGACCCGCTGCCGCGTGTTGTGGGGCGGGGCTGAAATCCTGAACGATTATTTTAGTCATTTAAGCGATGTCGGGCAGAACATTAAAATCCGTTCGGCCCGATACGATGAAAAGCACGACGTCTTGACCGCGTATGTGACGGATAAGGGCTTTGTTGAATACCGCAATGAGTTGAGACGTCGGCAGCATCAGGAAGGGAGATATAAGAAGTATGGCCACAAGAAATAAGGCGGCATTTAAAGTATGTCACATATACGTCTATCATAGCAATAAAGGTTCGTGGAGCGCGGGAAGCTGTGTTTATGTAGACCCCCGTGAAATACGCAAGTTTTATGATTGCATCCGCATATGTCTTTTGGGGGCTGCAGATTGCGTGTTGACGGAAACGCTGGACGGGTTTAGAATTGAGGTGTTTAAGTAATGAATATGGCAATCGTTCACGACATTGTTTTGATGCTCCTTTATGGATGCCTTTGCTTGCTGTTTTCTATAGTTGTGGCGATTCCTTTAAATTTACTGCTGCAGGCAATCGGTTATTGGTTGGCGGATAGAGACTTTGAAAGGAGACATACCAATCATGGCAAGAAGCGCTAAGCATCTTCCGAAGTACGCCCCGCAGACGTGGAGCTACTACAGCCCCAATGCTACAGACCCAAACCAGCTCACAAACGCGGAGCTTGTGAAGGTTATTCGCAAGGCTGCAAAGGCGGCAAACCAGCGTTTACGCGCTCTGGAAAAAAGCGACGTTATTAACACTGCAAAGACTGGTGCGTACAAGTACGCAGAAAGTCAAATGCCGGGCAAAATCAAGCCCCGCTTTAATGAGCGGCCCAAAGAGAACGCTGCAAGAACGACGCTAAAGCAGCAGTATTTGCAGTTGCGCGAATTTATTACGATGAAAAGCAGCACCGTCACCGGCGTGCGTGCTATCAGAGATGCACGCTATCAGACCGCCGTGCAGCGCGGTTTCAAAGGGACCCAAGAACAATGGGACATGGCTGTCCAGAAGTTTTTCACCAAAGCTGCAGAAAAACTTTTCGACAGTGATAAAATTTATGATGCCATTACCGGCAATAATTCGGACGTGCTGGAAGATATCATAACGGCAGACCGGGACGGCCAAACGACAAAAGGTCAAGCGCTGCTAGACTATATAAGGAGAATCACATAAATGAGAGAATCGCAGGGTGTGCTTGTTAGCGAATGTTTAGCCGAATATTTGCCGCGCCTTGTGTGTCCGCAAAAAGTCAAGCGTACCAAAGGGCGCAAATATATGGCCAGTTATCTTGACATAACAGCAACATTTGACATTGAAACCACGAACACAGATACCGACGGTTTCGCCTATAGCTGGCAAACCTGTATTGGTGGTGTGGTCATTGTTCCCCGGTATTTTGAGGACTGGGCAGAAATGCTGGAAACTCTGGTGGATAAATGGGGCGTTAATGAGAAGAACCGGTTTGTGTTGTATGTGCATAACTTAGGCTATGAGCATCAATATATTATGCAGCTGCTAACGGCCCGCTGGGGCCTGGCTGATAGCTTGTATACGAAAAGCCGCAAGCCCCTGTATTTGCGTTTTGATAACGGTATAGAGTTTCGGGACAGTTTCAAGCTGTTCCAAAAGAGCCTTGCCAGAGCAACAGAAGGTTGCACGCATGCAAAACTTGCAGGCGACCTTGATTATACGGTATATCGTACTCCTGATACGCCGCTGACAGATACAGAATTTGCGTATTGCGTCAATGATGTGTTGGGTCTGTATGAAGCAATTGAACGTCTGAAAGCCGAACACGGCTATAATCAGGCGACTGTACCATATACTAACACAGGCATGGTCATTGAAGCTGTGCGAAAAGAAATAATGCCTGACCGGCGATGCATGGCAGCCATTAAAGCGCTGCAGCTTGACCGTGAACAGATGGCGCTTGCATATCACTGTATGGCGGGTGGCGACACCCACGGCACGCGTTGGCGGGCCGGTCGCACCTATCCCAATTGTAACTCCTACGACTTCAAGAGTGCGCACCCGTCGCAGCAATTGTTGTGGAAATTTCCATCTGGTGCGCCTGTAACGCTGCCCGCTGATTTACCGGAAGAGGATTTGCAGAAATTTATTAAGGCCGGGTATGGCTGGATAGCAAAACTCTGTATCATTAACCCCCGGTGCAAGCCTGAATGTCCTGACCCCTGTATTTCGTTCAGCAAATGCCCCGACGTATCGGGCCTTGATGAACTGGACAACGGGCGAGTGCTGGGAGCCGATGCTCTTTTCTGGTATTGTGATTCAAACGACTACCAGCGGTTTGTTGATGGGTATACCTATGATAAAATAGTTGCAGCTGAAAGTGTGGCGTTTCGGCTGGAGTATCTGCCTGATTCTTTCCGCAAAACGATTTACGAAAAGTTTCGTGTAAAAGAATCGGAAAAAGGCAGTCCGGACTATGCTTTTGCAAAAATTTGCGTCAATACCATTTTTGGTGCATGTGCACAGAAAACGGTGCGCGATGAATACGGGTGCGACCCTGACACGTTGGAGTGCACGCACAAAAGCTGGATAATGAACTTGCAGAGTAAAGACGATGTCGAAATTCAGAAATCACAAGAAAAGAAATTTCCTTTCTTGTGGGGTCTGTGGACTGCATCACTTTCCCGTCTCAAGCTGTGGGATATGCTGAAACGCATTGGCTGGGAAAAGGTTATTTATTGGGACACGGATAGCTGCAAGTTTGAGGGTGAAAAGCAGCCCGCTATTGACGACTACAACGCCGTCATTCGTGCGCAATGCGTGAAGTGTGATTGTGTGGTCGAAAAGAAAGACGGAAGTAAGGTCTTTATTGGAGTTGCAGAGGACGAACACCCGCATGACCGATACGGAATGCAGGCTTTCCGGTTCCTGCACGCAAAATGCTATGCTTGTGTCGATGCAGACGGGACAATTGAAAGCACGATTGCAGGAGTCAACAAGAAAGCCGGTGTAAAGGCTCTTGATGGCAGCATTGACAACTTGCGGGATGGGCTGTTGATATCCCCCGCAGGCGGTCAATGTCTGGCATACCATGATGAACCGATACGGCAACGAACCGACTTTGCAAAACCCACGGTTTCCGCGTCGTGGGTCGTCATGACCGAACGTGAATACCGGGTGTCGGATGAACGCAGTCTTTTAATGGAATGTGAGGTATCTATTTGATAGTTTCACAAATTGTTCATAGTTTGTTAACACATCAAGACAGGAAATGTGGTATTATATAATCACAGAGAGGAACACAAAACCAATACAGACAGAAAGGACAAAATCATGAAAAAGACCATTAAGACCGAAGAACTTATGAACGCCATTGAGAAAATTAAGGCGCAGGCAAGGGGGCAGTACGAGAGCTCCGAAAATCAGCAGATGCAGAATCACGGATACGGCATGGAAGATGCAATGACGATGCTGGAGATTTTGTTGAAAATTTGAGCCGATACCCCGCGCAAGCGGGGTTCATTATAACAGACAGAAAGGAAACAACATGGCAAGTATCACGAAGGTTGAAATCTGGGAAGATATCGCGGGGAACGTCATCGGGCTTGTGTTCGACCCGACGGGCCAGCTGACGAACGCGGTGCAGAATCTGGGAGCGCAGCAGCCGCTGCCCCGTCCCGCACTGGTGGAAGCAGCGCGGCAGGCGTTTCCGTTCGCCCCCACGTATGACCCGCATGCGTTCGGCGAAAGGTCTCTTGCTGACCTGTATGTTTACTTACAGGCATACAATCACCATATCGCGGATATCTTTCCGGACGCGCCCACGGCGCTTTATCCGGAACGCGCAACCCCTGCCGGGTTGCAGTTCCTTATCCGCTGGATGTTCTGAAAGGGGGGTGAACATATGCAGGATATCAATAACAAACTGGCCGATTTGCTGGATGGGCTCACGAGCTTTTTTGAACGGTTTGTGGACGATATGGCAGAAGTCACGGCGAACGAGACCACCGCACTTTCCCATCTGAAGACCATTGAGCAGAAACAGGACACTATTATTGACCTGTTGCGCACTATCGCAGCCAACACCGCAAAGTAATTTGTTCCACATGGAACATCACTGACAGAAAAAGGAGATTTATTATGGCATTCGCAGTAAACAATCGCATGAACGATGCAGCCCCGGAAGTGGTCAAACCCAAAGTGACCGTGGAAGAACTGAGAGCGGCGGGGGCGTCTGTGTCCCGTGCCCGGCAGATGTCCGACAAAGTTCTGGTGTTCAACTTGCGCTTTGGTTGTGTGGACCTCTACAGCATGAGGGCCATTTCCAGCGACAAGGGGGATTTTGTGGTAGCAGGCCAGACCAAAGGCCGGGACGGCAAGTGGTATGATAACTACCGCATTTATCTGGACAAGGGTGCAAATGATGCCATTATCAAGGCTGTGCTGAGTTGCCTTGAGACTGGCAGCATCACCAAGGTGTAAATTATGAGCAAGCGCAACAAAGATATTGCGCTTGACCTGTATACCGGCGACGGCTGGGTGAATATCCCGGCTGTCGCCGCTTTAGGTTGCTGGTGCAATATTATTATCGGCAAACGTCAAGTTGGTAAAACGTTCGGCACGCTGAAATATATGCTTGACGAAAACAAGTATTTTCTGTACATGCGTCGCACCGTGAACGAGTTGCAGGCCGTCGCCGCTGACCCGGACTTGAACCCGTTTAATGCTCTGCAGTCCGTGGGTTATGATATCGGCATTCTAAAAGCTGGCAAAATTTCTTATTCCATCGGCGATATCGAATATACGGACGAAGAGGACAAAGACGGACGCAAGAAATGGCACATCGGCAACAAAAGGGCTGTTGGCATGGCGCTGCCATCCATTGCAGGCATTCGCGGTTTTAATGGCAATGCGTTTTCAGACCTTGTTTTTGATGAATTTATTCCGGAGCGTATCATAGCAAAACGCAAAGCCGAAGGCGAAGCGCTTTTGAACGCTTATGTGACAGTGTGCGGAAACAGAGAGCTGGAAGGAAAGCCGCCTTTGCGCATGTGGCTGCTTGCGAACGCCTTTGACATTTCAAGCCCGATTTTGGAGCAGCTGGGATGCACCGACCTTGTGGCGAAAATGTCAAGGAGCGGGAAAGAATGGTGCATGACGGACACGGGTGTTTTCATTGCAATGCCCCACAGTGACCGTATCAGCGACCGACGCAAGCAAACAGCCCTGATGAAACACTTGGCGGGAAAAGGCGACTTTTACAAAATGGCAATGGAAAATCAGTTCGTGTATAATAATTTGGAAAACGTGCGTCCCCGCAGTTTAAAAGGAATGTCCCCCTTGTTCGCATTCGCTGGGCTGTACGCATACCAGATGGACGAACTACACTACTACATCTGTGAAAGCCCCCACAGCAGCCGGGAGCACTACGGGAGCAGCCCGCAGGCTGCAACGCAGCTGCAGGCGGTGCACCCCGAATTGCGGCCTATGATATGCTTAGGGCAAGTCGATTTTTCGTCTGTCCCCGCGCTGCTCAAGACCCGGAACTATCTTGACATTAAAGATTAACGGGTGTATCATGAAAGAGCGGGGGAGCCGCACAAAAGGAACACCCCGGAAGGGTGCGCGGCTGGCTTTTCCTTTTCCATGCCCCCGCGTTTCTGAGTGTTCCGGCAGGCGCATACCGAATGAACAGGTTTCAAGAGGTCAATAGTAGTCGGAGCATTCAGAAACAAGAAAGGGGGTGAATCCATGGTAAAGGTATATTACATGAGTGTTGACGGCAATATCCGGCTGTCTGAGCATTTCCGGCTTTCAGAGTTTCAGTGCAAGGATGGGCAGGACTTTGTAGCAGTTGATTCCCGTCTTGTGGAACTGCTGGAAAACATTCGCAAGGTGTGCGGCGACGCGGTGCACATCAACAGCGGATTCCGCACAGCAAGCTGGAACCGGCAGCAGAAAGGCAGCGCACCCCGCAGCAAGCATCTTTACGGGCTTGCGGCTGATATCTGGGTGGGTCACTATGACAAAAACCGTAAGCCTGTCCGCACAAAGACCCCCGCCGAAGTCGCCGCAATCGCTGAAATCTTTTTAGGGAGCAGCGGTGGCGTTGGCATTTATAAGACTTTTACGCACGTCGATGTTAGAACCGGCTCTAGCCGGTGGAAAGGATGATTCACATGACTATCAACGATATTCTGGCTTTGGGCAAAATGGGATTCACGGCACAGCAGGTGCAGCAGATGCTTTCTCTGGAACGCGCACAGCAGGGCCAGCCCATCACGGCCCCGGCACAGAGCGCGGCCCCCGCTGCCGCTCCTGCAGCACAGCAGCCTGTGACCCCTGACCCTATGGCAGCAATGGCGCAGCAGATTGCAGACCTGACCGCCGCCATCAACGCTAAGAGCGTTCCGACCGCTGGCACGGTGGGCAATCCTGCCCCTGTTACCAGCGTGGAAGATATCATTCTGGGGCTGGTGCAGCCTGCCGAAGCGCCTGCAAGTCCCGACTTTAACGCCGTGAAGTGACGGCAGAAAGGAGCTAACCAATGGCAAAATCCCGCACTAACATGCCTGAGCTGAAAGGCATGAGCGTGTTCCGTCCGACCGATATCTATACCATTGCCAACGCGCTGGTTAAGGAAGTGACCGGACAGACCGCAACCATTCAGGCCGTAAACACGGCGAGTTTCATTCAGGTTGGACAGATGTGCCTTGACCAGAGCATGGAAGGAACCCTGCAGGCGCTTTCTAATATGATTTCGCACACGGTCATTTCCAGCCGCTCCTATGCGGGCCGGTTTACCAGCATCGAGACCGACCAGCAGGAGTGGGGCCTGTTTGTCCGTGAAATCGCTTTCTTCTCTGGTGATTTCGACGAGTCGAAGTTTATCAACACCGCGCAGAACAACGACATTCTGGTGGACGGCAACAGCGTGGACATGTACAAAATCAAGAAGCGCTATCCGCTTGAAATGTTCTACGGTGGGCAGAAGGTTCTGAACCAGCGTTACACCACGTTCCGGAACCAGCTCAAGACCGCATTCACCAATGAAAGCGAGTTCAGCGCATTCCTTGCCGCTATGACTACCGAAATCGCAAACGACATTTCTCGCTGGAAAACCGCAGAGAACCGGGCACAGGTCATCAATTTCATGGGTGCGCTGTACAACTCTGACCGCCCTGAATGCCATGTGAACCTGACAAAGGCTTTCAACGCGGCACGCGGTACGACCTACACCACCAACGAGCTGCTGACCACCCATCTGCAGGAATTTTTGTCGTTCTTTGTGTCGTGGCTGGAAACTACCAGCAGCCTGATGGAGAACAGCAGCGTGCTGTACCACCAGACCCCCGTGTGTACCGACGACGGCGGCAACCCCCTGCATCTGTTGCGGCACACCCCGAAGAGCGAGCAGAAGCTGCTGCTGTATCAACCCCTTATCAACGACGCGCGGAGCTGGGTCTATCCTGCCATCTTTGGCCCCGGCTATCTGAGTTTCGGCAACTATGAGGGTGTCGATTTCTGGCAGAACATCAACGACAAACCCGCCATTTCCTGCATCCCGTCGCAGTTCGACGTGAACACCGGCAGACAGGTGACGGGTGGTGCGGTCGAGTTGTCCTATGTCGTGGGCCTGCTGTACGACCGCAAGGCCATGGCAACGACCTATTATCAGGATAGCGTGTACACTACGCCGTTCAACATTTCCGGTGAATACTACAACACGGAGCATCATTGGAAGATGAACTATACGCAGAACCCCACGCAGAACGCAATTTTTATGTTCATGTCCGACGAACCGTAAAGGTTATGTATCAACCCAACAACTGAATGTGTGGGCCGGGTGAAAGCCCGGCCCTTATTTTATAAGAAAGGAGACTACATGGCAGACCATAACGAAGGTATTGAGCACGGATATCATGCACATCTGGGCAAGGTGTCGAAGCGAATCAACAGCACAAAGCGCATTGAGTTATCCGCGCTGCCGGACGAATTTCCATTTTATATGAAACGTGCCTGCAGCATGGAAACCCCTGTGTTTTATGTGCGGCTGAACAGCCTGAACATCTCCCCTCAGTACAACTACTGTTACATTGAAGAAACTCATGCATACTACTGGATTGAGGACATTACCGCACTGAACGCCAACAACTGGCAATTTTCTTGCACGATTGATGTATTGGCGACGTTCGCGGACGATATCAAGAAAACAAAAGCGTTTATTGAGTACGGCTTTAACACCGATGCCAGCGGTGCACAGTATCGTTTGCAGGATTCCCGGCAGGCGGTTGCAATGAAACCCACGGTTGCAACTATCACGGCAGATATCACGGATGGTAAATTGGGCGATACTGACGGTATTTATATTTTGTCTGCTGTTGGTAAAAGCGGCCTGTTATCTTACAAGATAGACCGAACGCAATTAGAATCTTTATTGACTGCCGTTTCTACGACGTGGGAAGCGACTACAAAAGCATTTGTCCGGTGGGAGCTGGCTCTGCCTGAGTTCATGAACAAGTTGGTGTTTGGCGATACTGCAACAAGTTGCATCCGCTCCTGTATCTGGTTACCCATAGCACAGGGGGGAGCCGGACGCGGTAAGGAAATAACGCTGGGGCAGTTCAACACGGGTGTGTTTGGTCGAGTTGTCACGAAGGATGATAATCTTTCTGTGCATACAGATATTGCTATCCCATGGCCCGCCGCTGACTGGAAACGGCTGAATTGTCAAATTCAACTATATATCCCGATGGTTGGAGTTGTAGGTATTCCGGTTGACCAGTGTAACAACGCCGCAACGGTTGGTGTTGACTGGTGCATGACCTATTTAGACGGCAGTGTTTCGATTAAAGTAACCGCTGGAAACTATTGCTGTTATGTTGGTTCCACGAACGTTTCCAGTGTATACGGTATCGGCACTTCCAACATCGACCCCGTGAAAGCGGTTTCCGGCTCTATTGCTGCCGTCGGTTCCGCGCTACAGTTTGGTGGGGGCGTTGGCGCGGCAATGGGGCCGTTCGGAGCGGCTGCAGGTCTGACCGCCGGTGCAGAGGGTGTCAAGCAGAGTATTCAGCCCATAAATCAGTGCGTTGGAATGACCACAGGTGCAAGCCAGACACTGCTCCCGACTGAAGCGCAGTTGACTTTATTGTACTATCCACCCATTGACGATTCCGGATATCAAAGTTTGTACGGTTATCCCGTCATGAGGGTTGCGACCCCGGCAAATGGGTATTGTAAAACGCGCGGATTTTCCGTTGCTGCCCCTATGGCAACAAGCGCCGAAACCGCGTATATTAACGCCGCTATGGACGGCGGTGTATTCATTGAATAAGGAAGGTGAAGCGTTAAGAAACGTGCCAGCGGCACGTTTTAGCGCACCCGTCCCGTAGGGTGGGCGGCATGCTGACCGCCGCCCAAGGGACACCTTAAACACGAATCGAACGACGCCGCCTTAGCGGCGAGAAAGTGAGATGAAATGTATGTATCAGTGCTATCAGGGACACTATGACGTACAGGCATGCGGGGGGTTTCGTCCGCCGTCTCTGAGTACGGACGTACTCAACTACTGGGAGCGCTCGTTTTTCCAGCGTATGCGGGCACTTTATAAAATCCATGGCCTGCCGGAAGCAGGCCCGGGACAAATTGGGTGGGACTATGACGCGTTTCTTTATCAACTGTTGCGCATGGGCTATGCCGTTGTGTTCAACTCTAAAACCTATGGCCTTGTGGTGCAGCCGGGAGCGCCTACGGGTTTCGGTCTGCAGTTCCAGCCGCGCGGCATGATGGTACAGACCCCCTTTTTCCAGTTTGACAGACCGCTTGAAATCGGCACAGAATGCGCTGTTATCAAGCTGACCCCCGATTATCGCGGGGTCTGGGATATCATTGAGAAATACGCCGTTGAAATGCAGCAGCTTGAAGTTTCCATTCGGCAGGCGGTTGTAAATAGCCGTTTTGCATATGCTGCTATTGCCAAAGACGACAAAGACCGCCGCACGCTTGAAACCATTTTCGAGCAACTGGAAAACGGCAAACCCGCTATTGTGGTAAACGGGCAGCTGCAAAAGCCTGTCATGAACAAGGCCGACGCACAGTATCAGCTGCCTATCATGCAGTTTGACCGCGATTTGTCGAAAAACTTTATCCTGCCTGACCTGTACGACCTGAGACGCAAGACGCTGCAGGACTTTTATAGGGAGCTGGGAATTCGGGTGCAGCCCGATAAGAAGGAACGGCTTGTAACAAACGAGAGCGCCAGCGCGGACGCCGAAACGTACAATCGCCGGGAAGTCTGGAAGATTTCTCTTGACGAATCGGTGAAAGTGTGCAATGATATGTATGGAACCAATATCAGCATCGAAATCAACGAACCGCCAGAGCTGAGAGAAGGGGGGTGCAGATAATGCCGATGTACTGGGGGAGCATGACGAACCAGAACAGCACGAACCAAAACAGTGATGCTATTGACCGCGCGTGCAAGCTCTTGTGCAATATCCCGGAAGGTCTCTTTCGTGATTTCAAAGTTCCCGTTGGCATGGATAGAGAACTTGCTATCCATATCATCATGCGGGAACATGGGCTTGCACCTCTGTACCGGCCTGACCCCTATTGGATGGTTGACGCTATCCGGTATTGGGTGCAGGAAAGCATGCCCATCTGGGAAAAACTCTATAGCACTACACAGCTCAAGTACAACCCCATCTGGAACACGGATGTGCAGGAAAGAACAACCGACGTCCGTACCACTGACCGCGATACCACGCAGGACAGAACCGCCATCAATCGCGGAAAGAGCGGGCAGACCGTGGGACAGGTGACGACCGGGGACTATCACGAAACCGGCAGCACCGAACTGCACGACGAAACCGCAGGCACAGGGCACACGGCGACTGAGGGCAAGTCGGTGACCGACGACACCAGCACCACCACGACCGCCAACAAGACGGACGTCGCAGGCACGGATAAAAAGACCACGGAAAGCACGAAGAACCTCGACCAGACTGTGACCCGTGATATTTCCCCCGAAAATGCGCCGGACTACCAGCCCGACGACCAGACCCACACCGTGGCAGAAGAGACTTTTAACAGCACCGAAAACGGGGAGCATAAAGAGACGACCGACTTCACCGGCACATCTTCTACCGTTGCGAATTCGACCACTGTAACCACCGGAACGTCTGACACAGAGACCCACGGGCAGCAAGACCAGACGACTGGGAGCCAGACGGACGGCACGACCAAAGGCACGACCGATACGAAAACAAATGCTCACGATATCCGGCACGAAGATGCTAAAGAGGTGGGCAAAGAAAAAGTCACTGACATGTATAACCATGGCTGGATTAAACAAGGTAACATTGGCGTCACCACCACCCAACAGATGATTGATGCCGAACGCGAAACCGTCTTGTTTGATGTGTACATGGCAATTGCAAATGACTATCATGCAAAGTTCTGTTTGGACGTGTATTAAGGCGGTGATACTGTGGAAACGATTGTCGCCGCCATTATTACAGGTATCGTCACCCTTGCGGGCGTCCTGATTGCGAACAGCAAATCGCAGGCCGTCACAGATGTAAAGATTGAAGAGCTGACCCGGGAAGTCCGCAAACACAATTCCTTTGCTGAAAAAATCCCCGTCATTGAAGAACAAATCAAAGTCGCAAATCATCGAATAGATGATTTAGAGCATACACCCCTGAAAGGAGAATAATTATGGATAATCTTCACATTTCTGCTGGCACTATTGCACGCACCCTTGTGCTTGTTCTGGCTATCGTTAACCAGATTCTGAGCGCATGCGGCAAAAGCCCCCTGCCCATCGAGTCGGAGACTCTGGAACAGCTGGTGACAGCGGGGTTTACCATCGTTGCCGCCCTGATTGCATGGTGGAAGAATAACTCTTTCACCCCGAATGCGCTCAAGGCTGACGCCCTGCTTGCGCAGCTGAACGGCAAACACTAACAGATCGACCCCCGCGCAAGCGGGGGGATTTTATGAAAGGAGTAGCTTTATGGCTGACGAAACGAAGAATCCCGATATCAGCACCCCGTTTATCTTCCAGACGTCGCCCCCGTATGCAGCACCCGGCGACCATTACCAGTATGACCTGTATTGGTTGGTGAACCAGCTCAAGCAGGCGTTGAACAACACGGAAACCTTGCGGCTGCATGATATCGGGCAGGATTCCCGTCTTGACGGTCTGGACGCTCTGACCGCGCAGCTGAAAGAAGCGACTTGCCAGCTTTTTGCAAAGCTGAAAGCGGGCGACTTCACCAAAGATACGTTTATCGAATGGGTCAACACCAACATGACCGATATCATTTATCAGATGGTGCGGTTTGTGTTCTTTGGCCTTGACGATGACGGGCACTTTGTCGCCTATATTCCTGCAAGCTGGGAATTCCTGCACTTTGACACCCTGCTTGACCCCGATAAACCGGGGTACGGGCATCTGGTTGTTTACTACTGAGAAAGGAGCGTTTTTCATTATGGCAAACTGCAATTGCAATGATTTCCCCATTTCGTGCGCACCTCACGCGCCGGGTGGTGACTGCTGCCATCCGCACGGATGCCCGCCGCACCCGCATCCATGTCCCCCGCCCCCGTTCAAGGGCGGCACGTCTATGTACATCGGTGCGCGGTATGTCCCGATTTTCGCAGACCCTGTTGAGTGGGACGACGAACGCGAGTATGAACCGTTGACTATCGTTGTCCACAACGGCGACTGCTACACCTCTAAGTGCTATGTGCCGAAGGGGGCACAGCTGCCCCCGTATCCGGAAGGACAAACGAAATACTGGGTCAAGACGTCGGACTACAACTATCAGTTCGCAGACCTCAAGAAAACTGTCACCGACCTGTCCCGGCTTGTTGAGCAGTTCCAGAAAGACAACGAGCGCTTTACCGAACTTATCAACGGTTGGAACGAGAAGGTTATTCAGTGGGAAAAGGATATGGCAGCATGGGGCGAACGGCTGGACGCCGTTGAATCCAAGGTTGCCGACCTGACCGCCAGTCTGAACGCCGAAATCGACCGCGCAAAGGCCGCAGAGCAGGCAAACGCCGCTGCTATTGCGCAGGAGACCGCCGACCGCAAGCAGGCTATTTCTGACCTTGACGCGGCCTATAAGGCGGCAGACGCCGCAGAAGCGCAGGCCCGCGCGGAAGCAGATACCGCGCTGAGCAACCGTATTACCGCCAACAAGACCGATATCGACGCCATCAAGGCAGAACAGGTCATCCAGAACACCAATATCAGCGCCAACGCGAAAAACATTTCTGACAATGCGGCAGAAATCGCAAAACATGCGGCCCGGCTGACCGACCTTGAAAGCAATGCCAGTGACTGGGATTCTGTTTTCCCTGACACTACCATTGCACAGGAAGTTCAGAAGGAAGAAGCGGCACGCGCTAACGGTGATACTGCTCTGAACGGACGCTGTGATGCCATCGCGGCAGACGTGGAAGAGGTGCGGGATATCGCAAACCACAAAGTCGATACCACGGTCTACACGGCAGGGCAGGCAGCGCAGGATGCCAAAATTGCCGCAAACACTGCTGCTCTGGCAGGCAAGGCAGACAAGGGCGAAATTCCGGATGTGTCGGGGTTGCTGTCCAAGACTGAGGCAGAAGAGACGTACCAGCCCAAGGGTGAGTATGCACTGAAATCTGAGATTCCGGATGTGTCGGGGTTCGTGACTACCCAAACTTACACGCAGGGGCAAGCGGCACAGGATGCCAAAATTGACGAAGCAAAGACCGCAGCCGATAAGGCAAACGCCAATATTGGCAACTGGGAGACCGACCACCCGGGCCAGACTATCGCAGAATGCATCACGTCGCAGGAAACGGAGCTGGAAGAGCACGCGGGAGACATTGCCCGTCTGGAAGCTGACAAAGCGGATAAGAGCGAAATTCCGGATGTGTCGGGCCTGCTGCCCAAGACTGAGGCAGCAGAGACGTA